TGTAGTAAGGAAATAATGAAACAATTTTGGCACAATTTCAAAATTGTTTTAAACACTTTAGCTTTTGTAATAGTGGTACTTTTTTGTGTGGGAATTTACCACTATCACACTATACAAGTTGAAGCAAAAGAGAGAACTCTTGTAGAGTTACCAGACTTTGAACACACAAACAATCAACAATTTTTAGATAATGTCAATCAATGTGTTGATTATATTTACCACAATACTAGTGATATATTTCCTGTAAGTAGAGAATTACTATTAGCTCAGGCCGCCTTAGAAAGTGGTTGGGGTACAAGTAGATTTGCGAGGGAAGGGCACAATTTATTTGGTATGAGAACTTATGATTTGCAGGAACCCCATATGTTACCTTCAAATAGTCCTAAAAAATGGGGTGTTAAAGTTTATATGCACGAATGTGATAGTGTTTTACATTATATAAACACACTAAATAATGGTACAGCTTTTGAAGAGTATCAAAAACTGAGAGATGAGGGAGAAACAAATCCCATTAAATTATTGCATACACTTGATGCATATGCAGCCGATAAAAATTATTTTGCAAAGGTTGAATCTATTATCAATTTAATTAGGAAAGAATATAGCTTAAACTATATCAAATAAAAATGTTTACTATTTTAATTACATTTCTATCAGCCATTTCTATATCTGCTATTGCGGCTGGATATTCTATTATAGGTCTAGCGACATTATTTGCTGGTGCAACAATGCCAATTATAGCAATGGGTAGTGCGTTAGAAGTAGGTAAACTTGTAGCCGCCAGTTGGTTATATAATAATTGGCGCAATGAACTTGTACCAAAAACTATAAAAGCATATCTTACATTTGCCGTTATTGTTTTAATCTTTATTACATCTATGGGTATCTTTGGTTTCTTATCAAAGGCACACCTTGACCAAGTGCAACCTACATCTAGTAATAATATTAAAATAGAATTAATAGATACACAAATTAAACAACAACAATTAATAATAGACAGGTCACAAAAGACAATAACTCTATTAGACCAGACACTTGAAAAATATATTGATATGGAATATGTAACAAGAGGTTTAAAAGAGAGAGAAAAACAAGCACCTGAAAGAGAAGCATTAACACAGGCAATCAATCAAGCAAGTGATAAGATTGCAGAACTTACTACACAAAAAGGTAGTTTACAATTAGAACAAGATAAGATAGAGGCCGAAGTAGGACCTATTAAATACATTGCAGAATTAATTTATGGTGATGAGGCAAAAGACCACTTTGATGAGGCCGTAAGGTGGGTTATCATTATGTTAATATTTGTCTTTGACCCTCTGGCTGTATTACTATTGATAGCGGCTAACATATCATTGAGGAGTAGAAAAGTTGCAAAAGAGGAAGACAAACAAAAAGTCCAAAAAGATTACCAAAAAGAAGCTACTAACGCAAAAGTTAGAGCGAAAAGTTTGCGAGATAGAGAAAAAATTTACAAAGATTTTTTTAAAAAATTAGGTCAAAGAGACCTAAAAAACCGTGATTATGAGCAGTTTTTTAGAAGTTTAGGGGCCTCCGAATTGAGAAAATTAGGGTTGGATCCTGATGAAATTCGTATAAAACTAGACCAGATTATGGAATGGAATGAAATGCCTAAGAAATAGGCTTGCCAAATGAGTGAGGAAGTGTTAATATTAAGAATGATTACAAGTGAAGATTTAAAAAGACTTATGGGTGACAAACTAGAAACTGAAAATAGAATTAATAAGGTTATGGAAACCTGTAAGAATTCAACTACAGATTGGGCTAAAAATTATTGGTTCAGTGTGTGGCAAAAATTGTGTATAAAATACGATAGAATGGATTTATACAGAGCAAACTTACATTAGGATATATTATGAATATTTTTTACCTTGACAAAGACCCTATCAAAGCTGCTGAAATGTCCTGTGACAAGCATGTGACTAAAATGATTTTAGAATCAGCACAGTTATTATCCACTTGCCACCGTGTACAAGACGGTACTGAGTATTATGATAAGACAGCCAATGGTAGAAAGATTAAAAGGTGGAAACATCCTAATAATAATATGGACGCTATATTGTACAAAGCTGGTTGGATTAAACACCCTAGTACACTATGGTTATTTGAAAGTGCATATAATTATATGTGGTTATATAATCACTTTATTGCTTTAAATGAAGAGTGGAAGAAAAGATACGGCCACACAAAAGACCATTTAGCCGTACAAAAACTAGGTCAATTACTTAAAACCCCACCAAAAAATGCAAAGATAAATAAAATTGCAACACCTATTAAACCTGCTATGCCTGAACATTGCAAAGTACCAGGTGATGGCGTTGCTAGTTACAGAAAGTATTACATACTAGAAAAGAAAAGATTTGCTACTTGGAAAAGTCCAGCAAAAACACCAGAATGGTATAAAGAAGGAGTAAAGAATGCCAGGATATAATAGAGAAAATATGATTGAAGCGATTGAACAACACGCTAAAGGCCACATTGCTAAACACTCAATGAATGTTGAGGTTTATTTAAAAAATGCAGCTGGTGTTGGTGAACATCCAGATATTTTAGAAGCAATTGAAAAAGAATTAAAAATCATTGCTGAATACCACGACCAACTTGAAGTATTAAATAAATATTTTAAGACTAAAGACCCATTTAAAGGGGAGTAATATGCCAACATACGATTTTGAAAACACTAAAACAGGAGAAGTGACTACAGAAATGATGTCAATGTCTGAGTTAGATATTTTCAAAAAGAAAAACCCACATATGAAACAATTAATATCAAAAGTTAATATTGTTAGTGGTGTAATGGGTATGGGTAGAATGAAAACTGATGGAGGGTGGAATGACAATTTGCAAAGAATTGCCGAAGCACACCCTACATCACCACTTGCAGATAGATATAAAAAGAAATCTATCAAAGAAGTTAAAACACAACAGGTGTTAAAGAAACACCGTAACAAAAGAGGTAAATAATGGCAGATATACCTGATTATTTAAGAGAGTATGACCTTAATGATGATTGGGGTTTTACGCCTGTCAGTAAGGCGCCAGAAACACCAACGGTAGACACTTCCGTTATTGAAACAAATAATGTTGAATTAGCTAAAGTCAAATCAGATGTTTCAGACATTAAAGCTATGATGAATGAAATTATGCAGATAGTGGCAGAAAAAGACCAAGTAACACAGACACTAGAAAGCGAAGATGTTACTGCTAGGTTTAAAGAAGTAGAGAAATTGATTTTACCATTTTTATATAATCTACAAAAAAGTGATGAGCCATATATTCATTGGCCAAATAGAGGACCAATCATTAAGGCTCAAATTGAAAAGTTATTAACCATAACAAGGGGGTAATATGACAATAAAGGCCAACCATAAAGAACTAAAAAAAGAAGTAAACAAATTAGAAGAACAAAGAAATGTGGATAGGTCTACTTCATTATGGCAAAAGATTAAAGAAATGAAGAAACTTAAATTAAAAGCAAAGGAAAAATTAAATGCAATTAAGTAATAATTTTAGTTTAAAAGAGTTAACGGCTTCACAGACGGCTGCTCGCCACGGTATTAATAATAATCCAAGTGAAGACCATATGAATAACTTAAAAGCTCTTTGTGAAAATGTTTTACAACCAGTCCGTGACCATTACGGTAAAGTTGTATCAGTATCAAGTGGGTATCGTAGTCCTGAATTATGTGTAAAGATTGGCTCAAGTGTCAATTCACAGCACGCTTCTGGCCACGCCGCCGATTTTGAAATCTATGGTGTTAGTAATGCAGACTTATGTAAATATATTGCAGAAAACCTGGAGTTTGACCAATTAATTTTGGAATTCCATAACATAGATGAACCAAACAGTGGGTGGATTCACTGTTCTTACAGAGCTGATGGTGAAAACCGTAAGCAAATATTAAGAGCATACCGTGATGAAATGGGTAAAACCAAGTATGAAAACTACAATCCACAATGAAAAGAGAAACGGGAAGAACTAAGAAATAGTCCCGAATTAATTAATAACCATTTGATGATGTATCGGTCATCTTAGGCTTGACAAATATGAAATACAATGATATAGTAATACTTTACACAATAAGGAAATGATATGGCAAATTTTATACAATTAGACGAAACAAAACTACCTAAGACAAAAGGTAAAAGAACAGACGGTATGCGATTTTATGAAGTGGACGGTAAAGCATACCCCTCAATTACCACTGTCCTAGGTGTTCAACCAAAACCAGGCCTTGATGCTTGGCGTAAAAATGTTGGTGAAGAAGCAGCTAAATGGGAAATGGCCAGAGCGGCTCGTAGAGGTAAAACAACTCACACACTAGTAGAACAATATCTAAAAGGTGAAACACCTTCAACTAGAGATGTGTTACCACTTGGCCTATTTGCTTTGTTGAAACCATATCTAAAACAAATTGACAATGTACATTGTTTAGAAACTATTTTGTATAGTAAAAAACTAACTGTTGCAGGTCAAGTTGATTGTATTGCAGAATATAATGGTAAACTATCTGTTATTGACTTTAAAACAGCCAATAAAGAGCGTAATGATGCGTGGAATGAAAATTATTATATTCAAACAACAGCTTATTCAATTATGTATGAAGAATTATTTGGTACACCAATTGAACAGATTGTAATTTTAATGGCAAGTGAAGACGGAGCTGCTAGAGCTTTTGTTAAAGACAGAAAAGAATTTGAACCTAAATTAGAAGAAGCAATTAAATATTTTTATAAATATTATGAGAACTTAACAAAAGATAAAGTATCATCATAATTAGATATAGTGCCCATATTTTATCGCAGGAGGCACATGAAAAAAATAGTAATATCAATATTATTGCTCTTCTCATTTGTAGCACATGCAAATGAAGATTTACCTACATTGTACAGTGGAACTTTTCCAGCATTATGTGGTGAAACTGAAGAGGTGAAAAAGGTAGCTAGAGATAAAGAAATGATTATCTTTAGTGTATCAAATGGCAGAACGGGTGCAAATCCTGATGGTGAATTGGCATATTATATAACACATTGGGTGCAACCAAAAGATGGCAGTCAAATGTTTACTGCTTCAACAGTAGATGGTAAAGACAGTTGTATTCTGTTTATTAGTTTTGATACCGTAATAAATCCAAATCTTAGTGGTAACGGTATTTAAAGAATTACTTGTTGACGATAAGTGCAATAGGTGAACTGGACGAGGGTGCAACTCCCTCCACCTCCACCAAAAACACATAAGGAGATTAACACAGACAATCCTTGTGTGTTTTTGGGGGGTGTGGTAGGTTCGACAGGCGCTGAAAGACTTATAAGAGAGTAGTAGTTGGCGAACTCAAACGCATTTACAAACGGCGAATCAAATTTTGCCCTTGCTGCCTAATTTAGGCAACTGAGTTTTGTGGAGTGTACTTGGAAACAGAAACACTCCACGCTTTACATTTTTAACAACAAGTGATATATTATAGATATGAATAGCAAAGAATTTAGTTTAATTATTGAGAAGGTTGTTAAAGATAAAAGACCAATCACTTATATGGACGCTATAATTTGGTATTGTGAAGAGAACAATATTGAAATTGAAACAACTAGCCGTCTAATATCAAAATCACTTAAAGAAAAAATCCAAGTAGAGGCTATGAACGCCAATATGCTTAAAATGGAGAAAGGTGGAAAACTACCAGTATGAAGTATGCTGATAGAATGAGAAAACAAAAATTATATGAATTTTCATTTGAACCAAAGTCTTTTTGGGAATACAGTAGAGGTAATAATATTGACCTTTTAATAAATGATGAGAAGTCTTATGACAATAACACAACTGATAATTTTATAGGTAAGGGTAGAGGTACATTTTTATCAAAGTTTAATTCGGAATATGCAAAAAGAATTTTAGAAATGTGGTCTAAAAAGGGTGATTTTATAATTGACCCTTTTGCTGGTAGAAGCTCAAGGCCATTAGTTAGTACATTGTTAGAAAGAAACTATATTGGTTTTGATGTGTTAAATGATAATCTAAAAGAAGCACAAGAACAATATGACAAATTAAAACAAGATAGAACACTAGGTAAGTTAAGATTAATTAATGAAAGTAGTGAGAACATAGACAAACATTTTCATAAGAGTGTGGCTGATTTGATAATGACTTGTCCACCATACTTCAATATTGAAAAATATGATAGTGCAGATGGTCAATTAACAGATATAAAAACTTATGATGACTTTTTAAAAACATATGCAATCATATTAAACAAAAGTGCAGATGTTTTAAAACCAGGTGGTTTCTTTATAGTTGTATTGGCAAACTTTAGAATTGAAGGTAAGTTTTATGACTTTGTTGGTGATACTAAAAACATTTTGAAACAAAATTTAGATTACCATGATGAGATTATTTTAGAGATGAGTCCAGCGAAAAGGCATCCTCTTTATGTACAAGCAATTACCAATTTAAATTGTTTAAAGACACACGAATATTGTCTAGTGTTTAGAAAACCAGATGACAAGGATAAATTAGTAGATAGAAACAATGATATAAATTGGAACAGACCATTAGTAAAAGATATATACGGAAACAAAGAAGATTTATTTTGGGCTGATGGTAAAAGAGATTGGATTAATGAACAGTTTATATCAACAGACAGCTTAGAAAGGTTTTTTTAATGAATGTAACTTTAATTGATAAAATGGGTAGTGACTTATCAGTAGTAAATGCAGCTCGAGTATCATTTGCTAAAAAGAAAACAGAATTTGATGAGAAAGATGAAAAACTAATTAAGTATTTGGCAGAGCATGACCATTGGTCACCTTTTGGTCACGCAAGTATGCAGTTTTTAATTAAAGCACCTATCTTTGTAGCAAGACAGTTAGTAAAACACCAAGTTGGTTTAATTTGGAATGAAGTAAGTCGTAGATATGTAGATAGTGAACCAGAGTTTTATATACCTTTTATCTGGCGTGGTAAACCAGAAAATAAAAAACAAGGTAGTAGTGACAAAGAAATAGAATTTGATATTACTGAAATTACACAAGCTTGTAAAGTAGTATATAAACAAATGTTAGAAGAAGATATTTCACCAGAAATGGCAAGAATGATTTTACCTCAAAATATGATGACAGAATGGTATTGGTCAGGTAGTTTAATGGCCTTTGCTAGAGTTTGTAATTTAAGAAACAAAGAGGATGCACAACAAGAAACAAGAGTGGTCACTGAACATATTGCAAGACATTTAAAAGACCATTTTCCTGTAAGTGCTAAATATTTAATGAATTAATATGGAAGCTGAAGTACAAGTAATAGATAATTTCTTACCTGAAGAAGATTGGAAAAATATTCATAGGGAACTACTAGAGAGTATGTTTTTTCCTTGGTATTACAATTCAGATTCAGTAACAGAAAAAATATATAATGGAGAAAAAGTTTATCCTCAACATATACATATGTTTTATAGAAGTCAACATCCTGATTATATGCAAAGTAATTATATTAATCTTGTTAAACCAATTATTGATAAAATAAATCCAGATGTGTTGATTAGAGTTAAGGCAAATATGACAGCACCTAGACAACCAGATGAAGGCATTGCACCTTTTCATTTAGATTTTGAAACAAAAGGCGGTATGA